CGATCGTATACCTTGTTGAGTACACTCATCGGTGCGCCGGTCTCATCCGACTTTTTCTTTAGGCCCTTATTCTCTGTTATAAACTCCGAGAATGATTTCACGTCTTCTTCTCCGTATATTTCTTTGTACTTTTTAGTATGCTTGGACGGTTTCGTTTTGGCGTCCTCGTCTCCAGGAGCCGGACCCTTTCCGCCGCCGCGCTTAAAGTATTTGGCTCGAGCCTTCTTTTCTTTATCGCTCAGCCCCTTGTAGTACTGCTTGGGCTGATCGCCCTCGACATCAGGAACCGCGTCTTCGTCTTGCTGTTCGCGCTCGGCCTCTTCCTCGTCCTCACGCTTCTCTTGTTCGGCCTCGATCTCGTCCTGTCGCGCAGCGCGTTCCATCTTGTCCTCGTACTCACGCTCGAGCGCCTCGAGTTCTTCTTCCTTCTCCTGCTGAACTCGATCGACGTTCTCACCCTCATCGAGTCTCTCAACATCGGAGATCCACTTACGATACTTCTTACCATCGGTGGTCTCGACGATGACGTAGTTCGCGCCCAGGAACGAGATCGAGCCAACCTCCTCGGTCGCTGTGATCACAACGGCGTCACCCTCAGAGAACAGATCGCCAGAGACGTACGCCTCGCGATCGTCTGAGACCGACTGCAGCTGAATGTGAGTACGGAAGTCGTGTGATTCGTTCAGACCCATACCCTTGCGCACGTCGTTGAAGAGATCCTTGGCCTCCTTAAATCCAGAGGGCATACCCTTCATAAATGTCTGAAGATCGTTCGCTTCGGCTGCCTGACGTAGCTTCGAGGCAGACATACCACTGACACCCTCGGCATCAGGATCTCGCTCACCGGCAGAGATGACGTTCACACCACCCTGGAAGTTATAGAATCCGTGCCGTGCTTTCTTACCGTTATACATCGCCGTCAGCTTCTCGAACTGACTCACACGATCGGATCCGACCACCATGTTGACCTGAGTGTAACCCTCTTCGTAGAGTTTAACCAAGATATCAAAGATGTTTTTGATATCCTTGTCCATGATGACGGAACGAGCATGCTTAGGAAACATCTTACGAATGTACTTGACCTTCGTACGATAGTCGAGAGGATTCTTCTTGGGGTCCTGGGACTGGGATACGTAGATACGGTACATCCCACCGGACGCAACTCGAGCAACGGAGTCGAGTAGTTTACCGTGTCCGACGGTCGGTGGATTAAGACGTCCGAAGGTGAATGTGATCTCCTTCTTTGCCTCGGTAATGTACTGTGTAAACGACTTAAAGCTCTTTTGCATTTCTGTCCACTGTGCCCATGAGGTTTAGATAGTAGTATCTATCCAGCCTATAATCTAAGCCTTCTCCCAGCCCTTCACGACGTCCGGTGAGAAGTTGTTGTACGAGAACTCCAGGCGGTCGACCAGCTTCACAGCGTTATTACTGAGACGATCGATTGCAACGTAGCCCTCATCACCCGTTGTTCGATACCCCTGACGAGTTCGAACAAAGGTGCTCATATCATTCAGTTTGTCTAGTTTATTTATAATAATAAGTTTCGCATCTATCAGTGCCTGCTGCAGATCAAACACTAATTTAAGGTTTTTTCGGTTCTTTTCGGAAAAGAATTCCAGAACTTCATCGCGTTTAGCGAACTGAGCCGACCGACCCTTTTCGGTTTTACGTTTAGATGCTTCCTTCTCGTACTTGTCCTCGATCCAACGAATCAGATTATTGACGTGGGCAGCGGTGTTCTTGATTCTTTCGCCACGACGAACGTACGTGTTGTTGAACTGCTCGATCATCTGAGCGAACTCACGATTGTTCTCGATCTCACGAAGAGTCGAACCGGCGATACGCGAAAAGATCTTACCGGCCGTCGATAAAGCCTGGGTTACTTCCTCGGTATCACTCTTTGTCAGAGTGGCGGTACCGGATATATCATGGAGTCCAGCATCCTGTAGCCAGACGTCCCTGGACTCCGCAAAATCACGTTCGGCATTGACGTTAAAGGACGAGCTCATGGTCTGGAATGAGTTGCCGGTGTATCGTGTATGAAAGACGATGCCGATCTTTGCTGCTCGAATCTCTTTACCGGCGTCAGAATCGACCGGCACAGCGTACACGATGGTGTTGGGCTGGAAGGTGTAGTACTTCGTTCCGTCGATGGTGTCGGTCTCGACGTCGCCCTCACCGAACATAAAGTCTCCCTGAAAGACACCTTCGGTAACCACACCCTTCAAGTACTTAAGAGCGGACTTGAGTTTGGTGGCGAGATCACCGGATGTATCCTCATCGACTTCGGCGGGAGTAGTATAGTACTTTGGAACCGTATTAAAGACCGACTTCTTACCGACAAAGAACTCACCGGCCTTTTCGTTCTCCGGCGGTACGATACCACAGAATACAGCCGGAGCACCGTCCCACTTAACCGTTACATCGGTCTGCGATGATGTATGACCGGCGAGCATATCACGCAGTTCACGGAGCGCATTAATCGACTCACGCGTACCCTTGACACCACCATAGATGACAGCGTCCTCGATGTGCGTCATGTGTGTGTTCTTTGCTTCGGCGAGATACGATGAGAAAGAAAGCATTAGTTAAACTTCAGTGTTGGTTTAATAGTTGCCTGAGTAACACGATCAAGACCGATGTTGTCTCTTTTTATTTTTCCAGCAAAGATGATCTCACCGTAGTCCTTCTTACCCTTATCGTTATTGACGAGTATTACCTCATCACCCTCAAAATACTTAAACGCACGATCACCATACATCTTCTCAATTTTATCGAACTCTCTAGGAGCTTTGCTCTTCATTGTCTCGATTTGAGTCTTTGGAATCTCACCGGGAGCACCGGACAGACCAAGCTTCTCTTTAAGATCGGCGAGCTCTCCCATGATATCGTCGAGTCTGACCGTACCACCAAGTTTGAAATCATGGAAGTCACCGGCCTTCACACGTGGTTTAACAGCTTTGATCTCGTACTTTTTACTACCAACGACAAGATCAACACCGGCGGATCCACCGCCACCAAGCTGACTGTTATCAAGAAGGTAGTAAAGAGTGGCCTCGCCTGGCCCGACACCCTTTAGCGGATAATCGTGAAGCTTACCAAAGAGCTTCTTATCAATGGACTTGAGCTCTCGAATCAGCGCGTTCAGTTTATCCTTGTCGACGCTCGTCAGTGTCTTTGATGTATCAAAGTCCGGAAAGAAGTTCTTTGTTATGAGATACTGAATCTCTGCCTTATGTTCGGTGGATTCGAAGTCAGCGGTAGTTAAATTGAATGATGTAACCTTTTCGGCGCGTCTAAGAAAATCCATGTTAAGATTGTCAACAGAGATACTTGCTTCTGTAATGTATGATTTGAATGACTTCATGTTTAACTCTTTATAGGGTTTAACTATACTTCTATTTATATAAAAAGAAAGGCGACTCAAACATGGCCGCCGGAAAATAACAGTTAAGGATCTTATTATAGTTATGAGGAAATCAGTTGTTTGTAGTATCGATCCTCGAGTGCGACGGCCTGCTGTTCCCAGGGACGATCCTGATAGTCCACCGAGGTCATATCCTCTCCCATCCATACCATCCGAGGGCCCAGGCCCTGAATGTGTTCCTGCACCAGATCACCGCGAACGTACTGCCATATATGCACGAGCTCATGGATGATTGTTCTCTCGAGTTCCTCGCCGCGCAGATCGGATCGTAGCTCGATGGTGTAGTCGTAGTCGTCGTCCTGTGTACAGTATCCGTCGACCACCAGATCCTTGTCCATCTCGAATCCTACACTTACTTGATCGTGGTCGACGTCGTGAAAGAGAAGATCCGAAAGGTGATGCACAACGGTCTCGATCGTAGACTGTACTCGATCGTTACGAATGTTGCCGAGACCGATAAGCATTCCTGGGTTAGTCTTCGTCGGTTAGATCCGCATACTGATGCTGGTTACAGAGACCGATGATCTCACCCTCCTTCTTGATCCTGATGTAACCTTGATCCCAGAGACCAAGCATCGTTGCGGTCGCACCCTGGTTGAAGGCAATGTGGCCGTGTGCCATGAGCGATACGATCCAGACCAACATCAGTGAGACTATCATCCACCATTCAAGAAACATAGTACCTCCTACTTTTGACCGAAGTACTTAGTATTTATCTCGTCGACACTCTGCACACCACGCTCGACGATATCGAATCGACGACGCGAGGCAGAGAAGTTAGATCCCTTGGTGGATAGTACGTGGAACGATCCGTCGATTGCGTTCCAGTAGGCGTAGACCTTGGCCTTCTTATCGGACAGAAGATACGTATGATTCGGCGTGTTCGGTGCCTCTGTCCAGTCGGTGGTTTCCTTTGCGATGATCATTATTAGAGGTTACTCTTCTTGTCGATGTAGACATAGATCAGAACGGCCGAGATCGAGATAATGAGACCGACAAAGAACGGTGTAAGAACGATGGGCCAGGACCAAGTGATGAGCCCGGTGAGTTTGAGAATGATCAGAACGAGTGTTGTTGTCTCAAGAATACCCATTGGTTTAGTAGCTCCTTTCCTTAACTGTTGAGTCCATTATACCACTGCCATACCACTATGTAAATAGTTTATTGGTTCCTCACGGGAATATATTCCGGTCCTCTAGGGAACAAAAAGAGGAGGTACCCAGGGCTGACCGGAGTTCCATGGTTTAGGATTACCGTGGAAGCAGACGATGTCGCCCGGTGGATTCGACTGATCGATACCGTCGAACTTGTAACTGTGGATCTTCCCAGGGAAGGCGTCCTGCAGTGCTTTGTAGTCGACCTGCTCGTGTATGTAACCCTGATCGCCCCAGCGGTTCTGCCTCTTGGCGTATCGATCTATGATGCGGATATCAAAGTTATCGTAAATGTGTTTATACGATCCGGACCAACTCATGATACCTGAGCCCATCACGACACGACCCTTGCGCTTATGACCCGAGAGATTCCGCAGTGCGTAGAACCCCCGAAGATCGAGCATGTATCGGATGTCGTGAAGGATCACTGTGTCGAGATCAATGTAGAAGACGTCCTCGTATCGAAAAAGCTCGATCTTAGACCACCAACCCGGCCAGTGATGAATCAACGGATGCGTCTCTACACCAGGGATATCGTTCAAGTCAGTAAGGCAAACGAAGTCGACACCAGGTAGGTGTTTGTCGCACTGACGCTTGAGCCACTGAACCTGCTCGGGAAGATACTCAACGGGCTTGTTACCGTTCTTAAATCCACCGGTCTTGAGAACGCACATCACTGTCTTCATCGTCCAACACGTCTCCTTACTCCTCTGACCGTTCTGTATCGAGCACTCGGTGTCTTTCCTCTTACTCGTCGACGCACCGAACTCATGTCCTGGTCGGATCCAAGCCAGTACTTCTGAATCCAATCTATTCGACGAAACTCCGTCATTGGATCTCGCTTACCCGGAAACATAACGATCGACGCGTCGTCGGGCAGTACCTTCCTGTCGACAAACTTGCGATAGTCGTACACACCGTCTTCCTTTGTGAACGTTCTCTCACCCTCTCCAAGACGATGAGAGATCCATGCCTGGTCGGATCCAATGATTTCGAGTCTATCCTTGCGCGTCTGCATTGACTGAGGAGTCTTTAACGGATCAAAGTCCAGCCATACCTCCTCACGAGCACCGGCATTCATCATGATAAGACCGCCGTTGTAGTACTGATGAGTCGCATGGCGGTTGGTCTTGATATCGTACTCGTTGATCACGAAGTCCTCGGTACGATTAAGGATGTGATCGATGTTACTCGTAATGACACAGTCGAGATCGATGGTAATGAATCGAGGACCGAACAGATCCTCGACCTCTGAGGAGAAGATGTACAGTCGATTGTAGCAACCACCAAGGTACCGACAGTAGTCCCAGAGCGGAACGACCTCGATATCCGAATGAATCCCGCTTGGATCGTCTGTCACACAGATAAATCGATGAGGTACGGTCGTATTCCTCTGGACCGAGTGATACAGGATGTTCACGTGTTCCGCACCGTACTGATCGATCGATGACGGAAGCTGCATACCTCCTTTTGTTCGATTCCACTTAAAGCATACGACTGATATCATACCTCTATTTATCAATCGCTCAGATACTCATCGATCATCGGAAAGACCGAGGCAATGACACACGCGCTCTCACGAGCGATCTCTGCGTGTTCCTTCTGTGTACCGTTTCCGGATCTCAACTGAATGTAGTGAATCCACGACCGCAGAGTACCGTTCATATACAGGCGGGACTCGGTCATCCCTTCCGGTAGAACCGCTCGAGCCTGCTCCTTGGCGATACCCTGCTCGATGGCCCACTTGTACGCATCGATCGCAACGTCCTTGACCTTCTTCTGTTTCTGAATCCACATCTCCTCCATCGTACGATTCACGGGTGTGTCATCGAGCACGATGGAGTTCTGACGATTCTTGGTATCCTGCAGACGAGCCTCACGCAGAACGAAACTTAGATCGTTTGTTGGATCGGCATAACGCTGCGAGAACTCCTGGAACGAGAACGACCGATGGCGCACGATCTGATGAGCGATGTCACGAGTCGTGTTGATCTCCAGACACGCGTTCACCATCTCAAAGGGAGACCAGTGACCGTGTTTTGCAAGGAATCGAACTAATTTCTCGGACGTCTCGTCGTTCATCTGATTCGATGGATTCGATACGCGAGCGCAGTACGACACCAGATCGAGAAGATCCGGATTCTTGTTCCACTCCTCGGCGAACTCTGGAGTCGGCTGACTATAACTAACTAGCTTTACGTTCATTCTTCTTTGGTTCCTTTACTCTATATCCAAGACGTACGTTTTTAAGATGGCCGGATGCAGAATACAAAAATGAGTCGTCATGTAGATTCCCTACGAACGGCAGATCCGATCGATAGTCCTTAGGATCCGTGTTCCACACCGGATACATTATCGTACCGACGTCGTAATCCCAGAAGTGATCGTTACCACTTCGTAGATGAATCTCAAAGATACTCGTATCCTTGGTCTCCACGTTTATGTATTGCGGTTCATTGATCTCTGTGTGCATGAACTCTGGCAGATCAAAGTCAGGAGGAGTCTCGATTCTCTCCCAGTTGTCGAACATCACCAGATCATCGTCGTATCGATGCACTCCGCGAGTGGTACAGAACGGTACCCACCGACCATCGACTCGATGAAAGTCGATGGATAGATGATCACCCCCGAGATACTCACACCAAAAGTAACCGGGCGGTACATGAGCAAGTGCGATCATATCCGTAGCGTCTTTCTCTGGATCGAGGTACATCTTCTTTGCACCGATGCCCATACCATACAGATTATAAGTCGGTCTTACAATGTACATCCCCGCTTTCTGAATAGGAACACCGGTTGGTCCGGCGTGATAACCCATTCTTAGAGCGACCTCAAGTTTATTAAAGATCCAACGATGCTGTGGGTACGCGCCCCATGCCTCGAAGTCCTCTTCGACCGTCACACCTTTACTCCGCTGAAGTCTTTACGTTCCGTTGCGATACGACTCGCCGAACCGCTAGAGTCGAACACCGGACCAGTATCCTGCACCAGTGTCTGCGCGTTGTCCTCCGCATCGTAGAATCTCATCTTTGTCTTGTCGACACCAAGTACAAATCGTTTGTTCTGCGTCGGATCCGAGTATCTATTCTTGAGCTGTTTGACCATTACCTGACCAAGATTCTGTAGGTCCTCGGTCGAGATCAAAGCGAACATCATATCGGCCGTCGCGGGTACGCCGAAGGATTCGGACGTATTGTTCAGATCCACCTCGGAGTTTGCGAATCCCTCGCGATTGGACTGTGTGGCCGTTACGATCGGTAGATTGAACTCGATGGCCAGACCACGAATCTCCTCTGCGATGGACTTGATCAAAGAGTAAGTATTAATCGAACCACCCAGACCACGCATACGAGCCGATGAGCAGATGTTCAGATAATCGATGAAGATGATGTCCGGCGCGAAGTCGCGCTTGAGCTGAAGCTCCTCCAGCAGCGCACGAAAGTGTCCGGCATGAGCGGCACCGGTCGGATACTCCTTGACGATGAGCTTCCCGGTATTACGTTTCGCAATTTTGTCGATCTTAGTCGAGTACTGATCGTAGGACATGTTCTCGAGCTGATCGATCGGCACGTTCATAAGGTTCGCATCGATTCGTTCGGCAATACGTTCCTCGGCCATCTCAAGAGTAACATAGAGAACGTTCTTACCCTGAGTCAGTATCGATGCGGCGTGATGACACATGAACATCGACTTACCGACACCGGTGGATGCAAGGATAACATTGAGAGACTTACGTGGCAGACCACCCTTGCTGATCTTGTTCATATAGTCGAGATCAAACGGGAGACGCTCCTCTTTACGATGATAGAAGTCGTACCGATCGTCGGCGTCATTGATGTAGTCGTGTCCTACCGATGTATCGAACGACACCGAGAGTGCGTCCTTGAGTAGATCCGGAAGTGCGTTCTTTGTCAGCTCCTTATGTCGACCATCGATAATGTTGATCGACTCCATGACCGCGAGATAGATCGCACGATCCTGACACCACTTCTCGGTCTGATCCTCGAGCCACTGTTCGTTAACCTCCTTGGATTCAGAGATCTCGGTAAGCAGACTCGATGCTTCGGACGCATCCTCTTCGGATAGATTCTCGGTATCGGCAATCTCGATGCCCAGAGCCTCGGCCGTCGGTAACTTGTTGTACTTCGCGACGAACTGGACTACCGAATCAAAGATGGCGCGATGCGATCCCTCGAAGTACTCTCGTTTTAGAAACGGAACGACGCGTCGCGTGTACTCCTCATTGTGAAGAAGGTTCCGAAGAATTGTTGTCTGTATCGTCGTCTCCGCCAATTCGATAATCTCCTTCTTCAAATGCGTTATCAATAATATGCACGAGGATGTCACCGACGAATGTCTGGAAATCCTTATCATTCTCGAGTGCATCGGCGCTGCTGTATCTAGGATTGTACTTCGTTACCGTAAAGTCGTACGATAGTTCAGCGTTATCCTTATCCTCGAGAACTCGTGCGCTTATTCTCGTGATCTTAAACTGAATTCCACACCATCGAGAGCTCGTACGATCGATACGAATCTCGGATAGAGCCTGCTCAGCATTTGGAACAAAGTCTGGATCAATGTAACTATAGTCGTTTTCAGTGATCATCGCTCGAGTCCTCTTCGATCTGTGGCTGCAGATCCTCAGGAAGCTCTTCCGCATCGATCAACGACTTGTGGCCGATCATGTAGTGGCTGCGAACGAACTCCTGAAACTTTGGATCGGAAAGAATCGGTTCCCAGAATTCAGCAGTCAGCGTATCCTTCTCACGAACCTTGGGCTGAATCTCTTCTCCGGTCTCAGTATCGACTCGACAGTACCAACCCTGGCTCGGCTTAGTCACATGACCCGACAGTAGAGCGATGTCGGTAAGGCCAGAGTACTCCTCGATGCCACCTTCCCATGATACCGAGATCGGAATGCGTGACTTCTCCTTAACGAATCGGGACTTCTCAACGTT